CCGGTGCCAGCCGGGTAGTTGCCGCCATCAGTCGAACCTGCGCCGAAGCTGCCACCGTACTCGTACTGGAGCATGACGCGGAACTCTTGAAGGCTGGTGATGGTCTGGGGGCCCATGGTGGAGAACCGGCGGTCCAGTTCTGACTCCATGTTCTCGATGACTTCCTTGGGCGGCGTGTAGGTCTGTAGCATGAGGACCGAATTGGCCTGAGCTGTGATAGCCATGGTGATAAACTCCTTCGCACGATCCACGCATGGATCAAGTGCGGCATTGCTCGGTTAGGAGTGGGTGGAGCGCCTGGCGAGACCGTCAGGCGGCTTGGGGCTGTGAGCGTCTCGTTTTTTCTCTTGAGGTTCCATCCCTGACCGGAGCCGAAACCCGGTACGGCGTCTTTAGGAGGTCGCCACTCGATACTTCAACTTTCGCTCGATCTTGCCGTTCTAAACTTGGGGTGGGCCTTTCGCATTTCGCTACTCAGCCCCTTTTTGGGTTGTCTCTTAGCGCTTGGCCGTCATCAACTGCCGTTGCCGGCCGAAGACCTTGCTCATGCGTTCGCTGTCACTCAAAGAATGCCAGTCTTTGTCCTCTTTTGCAAGCTGAGATTCTGCCGCCTTCCACGCTTCGTCGCCGTTCATGGCTTTGGGTTGCACCGGACCACCCTGCGCCGGCTCTCGGCTTGCTGTGGGCGCAGTGCCACCCTGAGCGGCTTCCGCAGCCCCTTTAACATCGGAACCGTACTTGCGAACCAGTTTGGTCACGATCCGATTGAGTAGTGACTTTCCTGATTCATCCCGTGATTGCAGGATTCCGTCGAAGGCTTTCACCCGCTGCACGTGGTTCTCAGGCGTCGGGTTGGCCAGGTACTGCAACTCCAGTTGGAGTTGCCGGTTGTACTCGTAGGGATCGGCTTTGATGAAATTCTCGATATCGTTCCCCACGGCATTCTTGAACGCGCTGATGTTCGTGCCCGGCAGAGGGGTATTCAACTGCCAGTCCGGAATCACCGCGCCCGCCTTGCGCAGCCCGTCGATGATCTTGTCCACCAGGTCGAAGGTTCGCTTGCCGGCATCGGCAAAGAACTTGGCAGTGCCTTCCGTGCGCACCTGCTCCCGGCTCTGCTTGCCCGCTCCGCTCTTGGCCGCAAGGTTGGCCGCTTCGATCTTTTTGGCTTCATCGAGCCGGGCCTGCACCTGCTCGCGCACATCGGGCGAAAGGCTGGAAAGGTCGGGTTCGGCCTTTGTTTCCTCTTTCGGATGCAGATCGTCCTTGATGATCGAGAGCGCCAGTTTCAGGTCATTGTCGCGCTCGCGGTCGGCGTCGCTGGTGTACTGATTGGCGGTCAGCCGGGCATCAACCTCTGCCAGAGAGTTGTCGGCGTAGCGATCAACGACGTGCTCGCCAAACAGGTAAAGGTCGTCGCCGTAGGTGGGTTGGCCTTGCGCGTCCAGAACCGGCTTGCCGGCGGCATCCACAATGGCGAACTCCTGCATGAATGAGTCGAACGCTCCAGCCATCCCCTCGGGCGTCTCGGCCGCCTGGAACTGCGTGCGCAGGGCTACGGTGCGGTTGGCGGTGTCGCGGGAGAACTTCGCGGACTCGGCGTTGGGGAAGATGCCTTTGAACTGCGACAGTTCGGCGTGCTCACGCGCCATCTTGAATAGCGCGCCTTTGGCCGCCGGATCGGATTCAAGCGCTGCCTTAAGCGCCTCATTGCCTTTGATCAGGTCGTTCAGCGCCTGGGGTGTGAGCGCCGTCTCTTCGGCGAGCGAATACTGCTCCTCGGCGGTCCCTTCTGGTGCGGGCGTCTCGGCTTCGGCTGGTGTCTCGGCGGCCGGGGCTTCGGCTGGTGTCTCGGCGGCTTGTGTCTCACCCTCGGCGGGCGCGGCCTCAGTTGAAGTCCACGGTGAATCGTCCGTGATCTCGACGCCGGGATTCTCGGCCTTGAACGCTTCCAACTCCTGCCGCCAAGTCACTTCCGCCTGGTAGGAGTCAACTGCGTTGCCGTACTCGGCTGCATTCAGCTTTGCTGGCGGCTGCGGGCCGCTGGGGGCCGCTGTTGGGGTTGGCGGGGCGCCTGCCGCTGGTTGTGCCGTGACTGGCGGCGCAGCAGGCGCTGGGGTGGCAGTGGATGGTGCGGGTGATGCGGCCGGAGGAGCCGCGGCGGGCGCTGGTGCCGGAGCCGGCGCGGACGCGGCTGGGGCGGAAATCGGGATTACAGGGGTTGTTGCCATGGGTGACGCTCCTTGAAACTGCTGCGAGGATTCTCCCCGTCAGGTTGTGGGCCAAAAGAAAGGGCCGCCGGTGAGGGCGACCCTGAATCGTGTAAAAATGTGCACAAATTATTCCACTTTTTATTCCAGTGGGTTACGCTACTGGATGCTCGTTAGGAAGCATCCGCGGCGGTTGGGGAGGACCAGGTGCGCGTTGCGTGCCCTGCTCGGCAGCAAGCGAAGCAGCCTTTGCGGCCTCAACGCTCTCGTACGACGTTGAATCGGTCGGCATGATCGGCTCAATTGCGTGCGGCGAGTTCGGGTCGCCAGGTTCGACCGGGCCTTGCGCCTCGTCGAGCTGCTCTGGCGCGCTGGGCACCGGCAAGATTACCGGCTCTTGATGCGCGAGGTTCGCCAAGCGAGCGTCCTTGTCCGCATCCGTCTCGGCGGCCTGGACCGGCAGACCGTGAACGCCGGGCAGATCGTCCGCGTCGTAGGGCAGCACCGGAACCGGCTCGCCGGCCTTGAGCGCCGCGGCGTGCTCGTCCATGACTTTCTGATCGTCGGGATGGACTTCGAGATCCTTCCACCCAAAGTTCGCGCCAACGCTCAGAGGAGGAACGCTCAGAGCGACATCGCCAACCTTGCGCGTGGCTCCCGCCAGGACCAGTTGCGGCCCGGTGATGGGATCAGCGTAAAGCAGGGAAAGGAACTCGCGGCCGTCGGCCTGGAGTTGTGAGTTCACTACAAAGGCGGGAGTTGCAACGCCGTTACGCACGAAAACGACAAACGAGTTGAATGGTTTCTGCATGATGTTCTCCTATTGTGTGGTGAGGAACTTGGCGACTTTATCGACAAGCTCTTTGTTGGCCGAGACCTGTGCGGCGATACTGGCGCTCGGGCCGAGAGGCGGCATTGCTCCCTGTTGCGCCAGCCGCTGCAAGCCGCCCATGGCGTCTTGGAGAGCGGTGGCCTCAAGCTGCTGGACTGTTGGATTCGGCGGCGGAGGGGCTGGTTGCCCTTCCTTGGCAGCCTGCATTTTCAACTTCTGCATATAGCCACTGACCTGCGACTGGTAATCCAGCGCCAGCCGTTTGAAGGCGATGATGTTTTGCCATCCAAGAGGATTCTGCTGCTTCACGTCGCAGTTTGCTGCGCAAAATTGATCTATCGTCGGTAGCAGGATGCTGTAATCCTCAACCCACTTATTCGGCGCAATCGACGGCTGGAACATCGGCATCCCATCGTCGGGATCGATCATCTGCTGCCCGTTTGGCCCGATCTTCGGCGTGGGCGGCGTCTGGAGCAGCCGGCGGATGTCCTGGAGCGTCTTCGACCGCTGGGCGGCGCCGGGTGCAACGGACCCCGGCAGACCCCAATAGTCGTTGAGCAACTGCTGATTGGCAGTCTCATCAAGCCATGCGAGGGCTGCCGGGTTCTGTTTCTCGGCCATCTCCATGATCGTCTCGCACCACTGGCGCTTCTGCTCCGGCGTCATGGGCAAGCCTTCATCGGTGTTGGCGCGCACCCTCACCCGGCCCTGCATCTCGTCCAGGTGAACGTAGTTGTTGCGGAACTCGCTGCCGTTCTCCTCGATGACCTGCCAAAGCGAGCCGGTGTAGGCCATGTTCTGCTGGAGGCACTCAATCGCGTTCTGGCCGGCAGCCGCGTGCTCCTCTTTCATTGAGTCGTACACGTCGGATAGCGGCCCCATGGCCTGATCCAGCATCTGCTTCTGGCCCTTGCCAGTCTCGACGCCTGGGGTTGTTCCGGTGCCGGAGACCTGCGGCGGGATGCCGGAGATGATCTGGCAATAGTTCCAGAGGCGGTCCAGATAGTTGAAAAGGTTCGCATCCATCTGGAACTGAAAGTGATAGATGGCGTTCGCAAGCGGCTGAGTGATCCCCTCGCCCACCGATGGTGTTGGATTGAGAACTCCGCCGGTCAACGGCTTGCCGCTCATCTCGCGGATGTCAATGCGCCGCGGGTCGACCAGTGTGATACCAGTCGAGCACCGCTCCATATAGTCGTCGAGGATGTTGTTGATTGCGTTGAACCGCTCATTGAACGGAACGACGTTATCGGCGACGCTGGGCGGATAAAGCCCGTAGCCGCGGTGCAACTTGCAGACAGACCATTCCTTGATGAGCACGGATGGCTCAACCGAGAGCACAAGCGGTCCGTACATCGTCACCTTCATGCCGTAAGGGAAGGTGGTCTTGAGTTGGTCCACGAACGAATCGTCGTTCGAGATTCGGTAATAGGAGTTTGGCTGGACCCAGATCAGCGAGTAGGTTCCGCGCGCCGCGAAGATGTCAGCCGTGACCGAGAATGAGGACGAGAACACCATCGTCCGCACCAGGCGCTCATAGCTGGCGTTATCGTTGGTTGCGCTCTCAACCCCCTCGGTGATCTCGGCGGCCATGTCGGGGAAGGTGGCGCGCACATCCGAGGCGTCAACCTCCCATTCAAGAGCCAGCAGCGGAACGTCTTCGAGAAACTCCTTGGTCGGATCGGTGTCAATCTGGAGCGGAGAAAACACGCTCCACTTCGGAAGGCCATTGGGCTTTTTCTTTGTACCCGTTTGCCCGATAACGGTCGCCGTTTCGCCCTGTTGGAAGTCTTGCGGTCCGAGCTGCGCGCCGCATTGCGGGCAGTTCATCTTGCCTGACTGCGCAACCTGGGTCTCGCTTGAATCTGCGCCGCAACTCGAGCAATGGAAATGGTCATCAGAAATCTTGGCTTCAACCTCGCCGAAGACTGGCTCTTTCTTGTAGCCAACCCAAACACCATCGATCACAAAGCGAGTCCATTTGAAATAGACTCCATAGAGGAAAAGGTACTGCCCTTCGAGCTGGAGCAGCCCTTTGGTCTTATTCGCCTCTTCGATGATCGTGATGGCTTCCTGGCCAGCCTTGGCCGTCGTCATGTCGGCCAGGTTCTCAGCGTTCTCCGGCCGGATCACGACCGGGGGGACGGCGCGCGCCACTGCCGCGGTAAAGTTGCGCCGGCAGGTTTGGGTGATGTTGTTGACGTACTTTTCGAGATAGCTGTAATCAGTTTCTTGGTTGTTCTGGCGGTAGTAGGCAACGGCGTCGAAGTAGGTCCGGGTGATGGGGTCCCAACCGAGAATCTGCTTGCCCTTGTCGTACTCTGTGCTCTTGAGCCAGTTCGGCATCTTCATAATGCGGTCGGTGGCCCACTGGGTACGAAATGGCTGGATGATCTCATGGACGATGCGCTCACCCTGCTCTTTGGTTAGACCGTGGAGACGGTCTAGGCTCTGAGAATCGCCGTGCTGAGGATTTTGAGGAGTCTTTTCGGCGAGAGAGGGAGTGGTCTGTTGTTGCGGTGAAGCGGGAATGTTACCACCGGATTGCATTGTAAGAACGGGAGGGCTAGTTGCCATTGACCTTCCTCTTGATCTTCGTCATGCGGTCTTGCGCTTCGGCGAGCTCCTCGGAGACTCCCTTCGCGCCGTACGTCTGCGCGCGCTTGTAGGCTCCGGCATTGGCGAAGGAGATCACGTTGGCGATGGTTGGGCGCCCGGCTATCGGCTGGATCTTCGACAGGTCTGTGTCTTCACCGATAACCGGAAGCGTCTGCTGGTGCTCGATGTATTCGAGAAACTTGACCCGCAACGCTTCCAGGGCTGTCTCGGCTTTAACGGCGCGCGCGCGTTCGTCGTCGAACCGATCTCGGCTTACAAATGGCCACCATCTCATCGCGTAATCTCCCGGCCTGGATGATCTTTCCGAATGTGCTGGTTGAAGAAGGTTCCCAAGCTGCCCGACTTCTGCATGGCGTCGAACTTCTCTTTGCTCACGCCTGGATGCGCATAGTGCTTGCCGGTGTGAGTATAGACGTGGGGCGTGTTCGGCGCCTCGTGGTCAATCTTCTTGATCCAGCTCGATTCCGGCATCAGTTGTACTCGACAATCTTCACGCTGGTCCCGGTCGCGGTACCAGAACGCAGTTGAATCATGGTCGTTGCCGCGGCCGCCGCTTGCTGCGCCGCCGGCAGGCCTACTATCGGCTGCGCGAGCTGACCGATGATCTCGCCCATTGGCTCATGCTGTGTGCGGTCGCCGCCAAGCTCAATCTGAGCCAGCCCTACAGAACCTTGCAAGGTCAGAACGTTGGCGCCGGCCTGCTCAAAGATCGTCGTGAATCCGTTGGGTGTGTCGTCGTTGGGAATCTTATACTCCAACAACCCCTGGAGCGTGTTGACTCCCCCTGTCGAGGTCAATGGACTCTCTGTGATGATCAGCCGGCGAACGGTGGACTTGGCCAGCACAGAGATGAACGCTCCGGCGTCGCCATTGAGGTCGAGGATGTACTGGTTACCTGCATAGCCTGGTAACATCTATTTGCCTGCTTTCTTGCCGAAGATGCGCTGCCCCGCGCTCTTCGGCTTGAGGGTGGATGGTTTCTCCGCGGCGCCAGGCACAAGCGGCTCCTCGCGCGTCATGTTGACATCGCTGTTGCCGGGGGTCGGAATGCGCTTGGGGCCGAACATCGCCTTCTTCCGCGCCTTGAAATCAAACTTATCCATTGACATAAACGCTTCTCCTTGTTGGTTACTCTAAAAAAGAACAGCCCCGCGTGTGCGAGGCTGTTCCTGCTCTGGACTCCGCTGGTTCCTTTCTACTTCAAAGCCCTCGCCGTCCATGCGATAAACGCGAACCTGCTCAAAGCATCCTCCAAAACTCAGCAGCGCCCCGAAGGACGCTGCCGGTTGATGCGCGTTACGAACTATGAACTCGCTGAGACATAACGCGCAAACTGGTTACGACTTTGGGGGCAAGAGGTCTGCCGCGATCTCTGCCGCTGCTGCCTTTTCGATAGCGGCGTCTGTGGCCTCGACCGAAGCGAGTACCTGTGCCGGCGTGGGGATGGATGGATCGGCGGCGCTGGCGGCTTTCAACGCGGCGTGGGCGGCGATCAGGTTATCGACCAGTTGAATTGCCTCTGGCGCGAGTCCGATGATGAGTGCTGCTGCCATGGGTGGTCCTCCTACTTCCCTGCCGCCGTGTAAGCCGACATAACACCGTTGAGGGCAATCTCCGCCAGCGCGACAGATGCGCTGAGCGTTGCCTGTGTCTTCGTGTCCTTGACGCCCAGGACGCCGCTCTGGATGTCCTGTTGCAGGTCCGCAGTGATCGCGTCGATCTTGGCTTGGACCGTGGCCGTGGAAGCCGCTGTCTGGAGAGCCTGGGCCAGTGCGTCGGAGTCCACCGCTTCCTTGGCGAGGGCGGTCTGAATCTTGATGTCAGTTGCCTTGTCGATCAGACCCGCTTTGACTGCGGCAATCTCAACAGGCTGAGCGTCCTCCAAATCTTTCTGGACCTGGTTGAGAATGTTGAGGCCGGTGATGGCGGGGGCGACTGGGCCGGTGGGTGAGGTGACTTTACAGCCGGGCATGCCGAGGGCCAGCCCGAGGCCGGCGAAGATGAGGATTCGATTCATGGTGTCCTTTCGTGGTGCGGGTTGAAAATCAGTAAATGTGGTTCACGATCCGTTGAAGCAAAAGGAACTCTTCAAACTCCGGGTGCCGCGTGATAATGTCGAGCGCCTGAGCAACGACCCTCTGCCGAGAAGCGTTGGAGTTAAACTCGCGCTCAAGCCGCATCCGCAAAGGGACCGTGAAAGGGACCGGGCTGCTCTGCGCGCCCGCGCCGCCAATCGCATCTGCCGCGCATCTCGCAATATCTTGCTCTGGTTGCTGTGCCTGCTGCGCCATTT